TAATTCTTCTGAAATTTGTATATCTTCTATTCCCATGGTTTTGTCAGTTTACTTTGTTTTTGCGAACAAATCAAGAGGCGGCATGATAACTTTCACATCTTGAGCCATTTCTTCTGGCTTGTATCCCTTGACTTCCCAGTCTTTCCTTGTTTTAAAAATCTCTCCAGTTTCCTTGTGTCTGTAGGTTTCCTCTACTTTAGCGTTATATAATTTCATTATGTTGTTACCTCTTTCTTGATATTTAGATAGCTAATAGCTACATCAAACGAATCTGATGTGCTTGATTGTACTGTAAAGTTTTTACCACCTTCTATTATTAGCGGTTGTGTTAATAATTCTGTTGTAACATTAGCAGTTAAAGCTGCAGATTTTATAGCTGTGATACTGTTATTTGTAACAGTCACACTAGGTGTGCCAGCTGATGTAACAAGTATAGATTTAATGACATATGTTTCACTAACTAAAGGATTACCAGATCCTAATGGCGTAAGTGCGGCACCGCTTGTGCTATTATCTATACCTACAAATTTATATTGGTTTACTACTGCCATTAATCTAAAAAGAAGCTTCTAGCTTCTATCTCCTGTTTTAATTCTTCTTGAAATGTAGTGTTAAGTTTTTCCAACACCGCATCTAAATCTCTAACCAAAGATTGTGCTACGTCTTGTTCGTATTCATTACTTGCTCTAGTTAATGTTTGTACTATTTTTGCCATTATGTTGTAAATATATTTTTAGCTCGTTGCATTTGTAAATTTCTAAGTTCTGCAATACTATTAACTCCTGCAGCTTCAGGATTCAATGTGCTGTCTGCTCCTAAATATCTTAAAAGTAAATCTTCATCAGGTATATTATCATCAACAGTTTCATTAATAGTTTCAACAAGATTTTGTGTGTAGTTATTACCACCATCACCTCTATTAATAGTTGTTATACCACCGTCATTATTACCAGGATAACCAGGTAACACTGTAATAACTTCTCCTGTAATAGGATCAATAACTTCTCCAGTAAGTTCATTAATTTTATTTCCGTAAATATCGTAATCACCTTGTTGTGTGGGTATACCAGCATTAGTAAGAGTTCTAGCTCTACCTAATTGAGTAGTATCAAAATCATAATCATGCATAGGTGTTCTTGTTGTATCATTGTAAACACCTAAACCACTATATTTAGACATATCATAAGTTGGTTGATTATATGTTTTTCCTAAACCAAACATTTGTCCCAAGTTTCTAATACCTGCACCTAATATTCCACCACCTGAAATAAAACCACCAAGACCACTACTTCTATTTTTTTTAAAAGCACTTGGATTAGATGCTTTAGCCATTGCTAGTTCAACAGGGCTTACTGTATTTCTACTATCAAAAAAACCTGGGTTAACTCTTTGTCCACCACCCGCTGCAATAAATGAATTTCTGATAGCTTGTGCTTCTTTGCTTGGTGTTGGATTTACTCCTGGAGGTAATTCTGTGCCCCCTGTTCCATCGAATCCAGAAAAATTACCAGTTTCTGCAGAACTATAATCTCCACCACCTCCAGAGTAAGTTCCACCAGTTCCTGCACCTGTACTTGCTTGACCGGTTGGTGAACCAAAGTCTCCTTCCAAAGAAGGTATGCCTCCAGGTCCTCTGTTTGGTTTACCTTTTAATGATCCGTATAAATTTAAATCTATAAGTATTTTTTCTTCTTCAGGTGTAATATAAGCTAACTTAGCTGTAGGTGTATCTGGTGATGACTTAGCAATTTTTGGTACAGTCACCATTTTTGATGGTCTGTAATTTTTTACACCACCTTGTATTTCATAGTTAACTTTTTTATCTACTGACATTATCTTCTTCCTCCAGCATGTATATCTAACCTAAAAGTTCCTAATTTCCAACTAGTATCCACTGCTGTGTTAGATATTGTAAGAGCTATAGCTCTTGCTCTTGCACGTGTGTCTACTTTTGTTGTTGTAGATGATACTGTAAACGGACCTAATGATGAGCTGACTGCTGTGTCACTAGGATAATCTCTTAAATCTAATTGTATAATAGCATTTCCTTGTTGTGATATAAAGTCAGGAATAATTCTACTTACTCTCATAATGTTTTCACCATCACCTCTGAGGTCAGCCATGTTTGTAGCGGCCCCTCTTACAACTTTTTGTGTAATATCATAATCACCAGAAGTAATACTAGCTGGTATAGCTGTAGTCACCCCTGCTCTTACTTGGTTAATTCCTGTTTCATGTTCGTAATAATATGTAACTCCTTCTGTGTTTCCAACTACATCAAAAGATGTCTGTGTACTTGCATCATATTGTGTTGCATGAGGCAAACCAAATACAGCAGAATCTTGCCATGTAGTTCTAATAAATAAAGGACTTGCATTAGTAAACCATATTGGTCGTTTAGCTGTAGAATCTAAATAACTATATGTAACAGCTCTTGTATTAACATTTGAATCTGCTGTTGGATAAAACCAAATAACTTCACCAAATAAATTATTAATACCAGCATAAATCATTTGATTAGATGTTGTATTTAAATCATCATAAATATAGTCTTCAACTAAACAGTCCATAGATTCTAGTTTACCGGTGTATCTAAAGAAACCATTATCAGACATCCAATACGCAGCGCCATCAACTTCAACAGCTGCATTCTTACCAATCAATCCACAGTTAGTACCCACTTGTTCATAAGCAAATGTAAAAGGAGTTCCAACAAAACGCATGGTAAATAAAGATGTATCACTCCAAACATAAATTGTGTTTCTACCAAGTTTAGCTCCTATGATCCGTGATCCGGCGGCCAGTCTTTGTGTACCAGCACTATTCTCAGCTGTAGGTGTGTAGTCATTAATGTTTTCTTGAGATGAAAACCTAATAAACATATCGTCTTGTGTTGTTGGATCACCAATAGTTGTTTCTGTTCCAAAAAATACTAAGTGACGATCGGGAGTAGATACTAGCATGTCCCTAGATGCTGTTGGTGCACCTGCTATAATAGTTGCTCTTATATTTACTGCATTAGTGTCATTTGAATCCCATTCAAAACAAGGACCATTAACAATTAAAGCAATTAAAGTTTGACCTAAATTATCCAATGACCATTGACCAGGTTCTGCAACTTTATCGGTTGAAGTTGATGCTTGGCCCCATCCAGAAAAACCAGTATAGTTAGTAACCGTTGCACCATTACTATGAGAAGCGTTAGCCGTGCCTCTAACATTTCTAGTTATTCCTGTAAAACTAGTAGCCGTAATACCTGTGTAGGAAATTTCTTCGTTGTCTACTTTTATAAAATTTGTTCCCGAACTTGGAAATCCAGTTGTGCTAGCTACGTTGATAGTGGTTCCGGTTCCACCTGTTCCAGCAGAGTCAGCATTTAATGCCCCATTTAAAGTTGTTGTTTGAGGACTTGTTACAGTCCCACCCCATTGAGATATACCAAAACCATAAACTCCAACTTGGTCTGCCGGACCTACATGGTAATACTGATAGTAAGTTATGCCTCCAGAAGTTGTGGCTCCTGATCCTGTTTCATTAGAAGGCATTGTAATTGTAAGAGTAGTAGTTGTTGGTGCGCTTGTTACCATAAATTTTTTATCAGCAAAATCAGACGCTCCAAAATTAGAGTTAGTAATAGGACTAAATGTAGATGCCTCTCCAAACAAAATAATATCTCCTACTTTAAAATTATGTGCACTACTAAATGTAAGTGTTACTGTAGGGGATCCGTTAGTTGTGCTAAAAAAATTTGTGGTAGCGGTTCCAGATGGATTAACTAAAGGATGAATATCATAGTATACTCCTCCAGAATATACATATAAAATTCTATTAGTACCTACGACAGCATATTTAATACCTATTTTATTGACCATGTGATGCAAACCTCTGGCCGCGCCAGTTAATTTACTATCTCCTAATTGATTCCAACCACCTATTTTTTCAGGTGTGCCATATCTAAAACGTACATTTTCGCCGTCTGTCCACTGTGATTCAGCGCCGGTAGATGTAACCTGTTTATTGAAACCTGGTAAAAATCCTAATTTTTGTAACATAAAAAACCTTTGAAATATCTGAATTATGTTATATATTAAATATATAGAGAATGAAAGATACAATCTAATGGCTTATGATCATAAAATATCGGATTTAAAATACAGGATTAATGGACTAGTTCCTAAAAATATCTGTCAAAAATTAATAGAAATATTTGAAAAATACCCTGAATTATATCTTACTGAAGAAAGCTATAAGTATAAGACTAATAAAATAGAAAAAGATAATTTCCAATGTATAAATCTTTCTCGAACCACAAATCCTAATGAAGATATTAAGTGGGCTTTAGAAACGGCATCACAATTTATCAACATTATGATAGCTAATTACGTATTATACATTAGGTCTAAAGGGATATGTCCAGCGTTTACTAATCATAATTTAAATGCTAGTCAAAACATAAGAATATTAAGATATCAAGAAGGACAATATATTAAAGAACATACTGATGTAGATATAAGAACTCGAGGATCTTGTACTTTAAATTTAAACGAAGACTATGAGGGAGGAGATTTTACATTCTTTAATGGTAGAATAAAAGAGT